AGTTCTAAGTGGTCTACGTTCCTTTGGACCATTTCATTTATCTCAGCTTGTGTCATTCCTTCAACATTCCAACTTCCAGCTTTTACGCCGTCAATTAAGTTTACGCTATCAGTTCCTGCTGCTAAACATTCTGTTACTGTTTGTGCCATTCTATTCTCCTTTTAGAGTTTTTAACTCTTGTTTTAATTCATCTACTTGCGTAGACAGTTCTTGTACTGCTTTTGTTAAAATTGGTACTAAAGAAGAAGGTGCAGCAGTTAAAACTCCATCATCTTTCGTTTTAATAAAGCCTAGTCCATTTTTAACTTCAGAATGTTGCTCTATAACTTCCAAAACCTCTTGAGCTATAAATCCATGATAAGTATGATTTTCAGAACCATGTACTCTTTTATCTGAATCTAATACATGATAATTTTCTAAACTTGGGTCTATGTCCTTTTCTTTTTTCCAGTCATAGGTTCTTACTTTTAAATCTTTTATAAAAGATAAACCTGCTATAGAGTCTTGTATATTTTCTTTTAATCTAACATCAGAAGCAGCAGCCCATGATGTATCTGACCCATCAAGACCAAGAGATGCTGTACTGCTAGTGAAGCCAAAAGTCACTGTGTTATTGGCTACACCTGTAGTATCTAAACCTATAACTATTTGTCCTGCTGAATTATTAGCACTGGTATTAGAAGAGTCTCCAATAATTATATTATTACTTCCTGTTGTTAATGCAACACCATGATTAGCTGCATCTAGTCCTATTACAGTATTCCCACCACCTGTAGTGATTGCAGACCCTGCTCCTTTACCTAAAGCAGTATTACCTGCACCTGTAGTGTTATTATGTAAAGCAGCATTACCGATTGCTGTGTTATTACTTGCTGTAGTGTTATTATTCATAGCACTTGTACCGACTGATACGTTAGCTGTGCCTGTAGTATTTGATGTCATTGCATTAGAACCAACTGCTGTATTGTCGGATGCGGTTGTATTAGCATCTAAAGAACCTTTACCGATAGCTACATTATCAGCACCTGTAGTGTTATCTACTAAAGCATTTACACCAACAGCTGTATTATTTGATGCTGTTGTATTTGCATTAAGAGCATTTTGACCAATAGCAGTATTAGTAGCACCTGTAGTGTTGAGACGTAAAGAACCAAATCCTACAGCAGTATTTCCTTCAGCTGTAGTGTTAGTAGTCAAAGCTTCAAAACCAACAGCAACATTAGCATCTGAAGTAGTGTTAGCATCAAGTGCTAAAGCCCCGACTGCTACGTTTCTATCACCTGTGGTGTTTGATAATAAAGCACTTCTACCAATAGCTGTATTGTTATCTGCTGATGTATTACTTGCTAAAGCTCCTAAACCTACGGCAGTGTTATCATCACCTGTAGTATTACTAATCATAGTATCTTTACCAACTGCAACATTATCATGTCCTGTAGTGTTTTCTTGTAATGCTGAATTACCCACTGCTGTGTTGTTATCCGCAGTAGTGTTTTTAAATAAAGCTCTCTGACCTATAGCGGTATTATTATCACCTGTGGTGCTTGCTTCTAAAGCTTGTCTACCAAGGGCAGAATTACTCACCCCTGTTGTGTTACCTTGTCCAGCTCCTTGACCAACGGCAGTATTTTGAGCACCTGTAGTAGTTGCTAATAAAGCTAAATAACCCATGGCTGTGTTGTTACTTGAAGTTGTTGCTCTACCTAAAGCACCTGAACCTACGGCAGTATTGTCATCACCATCGGTTAGTAGAGCTAAAGCTGTGGTTCCTATTGCTACATTATCTTCACCTGCTGTATTGACATGAAATGCCTCAAATCCTACAGCCGTATTATTTCTACCTGTGGTATTAGTTTCTGCTGCACCACTACCAACTGCTGTATTTTGGTCACCTGATGTATTTGCCGTTAAAGCTTTAAAACCAACAGCCGTATGACCTGTGGCTGTGGTGTTTGTTGTTAAAGCTGATTTACCAACTGCCGTGTTGTTTGATGCTGTGGTGTTAGCTTGTAATGCACTTATTCCTATAGCAACATTAGAACCACCAGTTGTATTTAATTTTAAACTATTTGAACCATAAGCTGCATTAGATGAACCTGTTGTATTAGTAGTTAATGAATCTACACCAAAAGCTGAGTTTCCTGAAGCAGTTGTATTAGCATCAAGAGCATTAGCACCTACTGCTGTATTTTCAGCACCTGTAGTGTTTGCAAACATAGAATGTGAACCAACTGCTGTGTTGTCAGAAGCTGTATTAACTTTTAAAGTTTGGTCACCTATGGATGTATTATCTGTACCAACTTGATTACCATTTAAAGCTGCATCACCTACAGCAGTATTTCTTGTTCCTGTAGTAAGTAATTTTTGAGCAAAAGAACCTACGGCTGTGTTGTTTCCACCTGTTGTAGCTGTTGAGAGTGCCTCGTACCCTAAACCAGTATTTCTAGTTGCAGAAGTTATAGCATCACCTGCTAATCCACCAACGAGGGTGTTGCGAATACCTGTGGTCATTGCTAACCCTGCGTTATAACCTATACCAACATTATATGTATCAACATTGCCTGAAGGATTCATGTTTTGTAATGCTTGTTCACCAACAGCTACGTTTCTGTCTCCAGCAACATTAGTTGTCATAGCATCTGTACCGATAGCTACGTTAGTATTACCTGTAGTGTTTGCTTTTAGAGCATCTTTACCAACAGCTACATTATTACCTGCTGTGGTGTTTGCTATTAAAGCATCTTTACCAACAGCTACATTTTCTGCACCTGTAGTATTTGCTAACATAGCACGTCTGCCAACTGCTGTATTATTATCTGCTGTAGTATTATTAGCTAAAGCATTTTCTCCAATAGCTACGTTAAAATCACCTGTTGTATTGCCAGTTAAAGAACTTTTACCTACGGCTACATTTTCTGCACCAGTTGTATTAGCATCTAAAGAAGCAGTACCTACTGCTGTGTTATCAGCACCTGTGGTGTTTGCGTTTAAAGCACCATAACCCATAGCAGTATTACTACCACCTGTTGTAGCAAGTTCCATTGCTTGTCCACCAACTGCTGTATTCAAAGTACCTGTTGTTAGATTTTTTAAAGACAAAGTACCTACTGCTGTATTGTAGGTGTCTGCATTACTAGAAGGATTAAATGTTGTTAAAGCTCCATGACCAACTGCTACGTTTCTATCTCCTACTGTATTAGCATCTAAAGCTGTAGAGCCTATCGCTACGTTTAAATCACCTGTAGTGTTTGCTGTTAAAGCTTGATAACCAACTGCTGTGTTGTTAGATGCTGTTGTGTTTGCTAGTAAAGCACTTGCTCCTACTGCTGTGTTACTGGAAGCTGTTGTGTTGCGTTGCAACGAATTATGCCCAACTGCTGTATTTGAAGCACCTGTTGTATTTAATCCTAAAGAAGAAGAACCTAATCCTGTATTAAAACTTGCCGTTGTATTAGCTGAGAGTGCAAATTCGCCAAGAGCAGTATTTCTTGCTCCTGTAGTATTAGCATCTAAAGTATTAACACCTACTGCTGTATTTAATTCACCTGTAGTGTTGGCAGCCATAGAGTCAGCACCTACAGAAGTATTGCTACCACCACTTGTATTGGATTCTAAAGAATCTTTACCTACAGCAGTATTACTTGCGGCTGTGTTTGTTGTTAAAGAATTAAAACCAATAGCTGTATTAGCACTAGATGATACATTAGCATCTAGGGCATTTGCACCTACCGCAACATTACTAGCACCTGTAGTGTTAGCAGATAAAGCAGAGTCACCAACTGCGGTGTTGTTAGAAGCTGTAGTATTTGCGTCTAAAGCTATTCTACCAACTGCTGTATTGCTTGAACCTGTAGTATTCACTAACATGGCATTTAATCCAACAGCTGTATTATTTGAACCTGTTGTTAATGTAGTAAGTGCTTTACGACCTACTCCTGTATTACCATCACCAGTTGTTAGGTCATCAAAAACTTCAAAACCTAAACCTGTGTTATTAGAAGCAGCATTTAAAGTACCTGTACCTGCATCATTACTAATTAAAATACTTTCACTAAAATTAGTAATATTAGAAGATATACCTACGCCATTGATTGTGCTTGAACCTGTTATAGCTCCATCTACTTGTAGAGTAGAAGCCATATCAACTGCACCATCTATATCTACTACATCTAAATTAGTAGTACCATCAACATCTAAATCACCGTTAAAATCTACGTTACCTGCAACTGCAAGAGTTGTAGCCATATCAACAGCACCATCAATGTCAACGACATCTAGGTTAGAAGTTCCATTTACATCTAAATCGGCATTTACATCTATATTGCCTTCAATATCTAAAGCAGTACCAATTAGTGTTTGAGTAAGTGTTATTTGTCCATTTGCAGCAATAGTCATAGCATCTATATCTGAAGCAGAACCTATTGTCTTGCCATCACCAATAATAAGGTCGTCAGTTAATGTCACAATACCTGTAACGCCTAAAGTACCGCCAACTGTCATATCGTCAGTTACAGTTAAATCATCTTGTACTTTTAAATCTACTACGCTAAGACTAGCAAAAGCGTCAACAAAAGCTGCACCACTTCCTGCTCCGTCTGAATAAACTGCTTTGGTATCTCCTGCAGGAATAGTAATGTTAGCTCCTGAACCTTGAGAAATAATTATATTTTGTGAGCCAGTTGTAGCATTTTCAATAAACCACATTTTACTTATGGTGTTTGGTCCAATAGTAATAGTACAAGCTGAATCAAGAGTACCTGTATATTTAAGGTACATCGACCTGCCCGGGTCTGTGCTTCCATCTGCTATTGTGGTTGTGTGTGTATCGGCATTAGTTGTAATGGCTTCTGTGCCAAAACTAAATGCTTCACCTATTAGCTCGAGGTTGGTGTTGGTACTTGTACCCCAAGTACCTGCTTCATCACCTGTTGCTATTTCTTTTAATCTTAAATCGTTTACATAAGTTGCCATGTATTTTCTCCGTTAAGCGACTTCTTCCCAGTTAGGAGTTTGTGTATCTGTTATTGTACTATAATTTGGCGTTTGCGAACTGTCAATTGCTCCATAGTTAGGTGTTTGTGAATCATCTATAATTCCCCATATTGCAACTACGCCTACAGCACCTGTTGCACCGTCTAAAGCAAGCACTACACTTGCTGCTGCATTAGGAATAATGCTACCAACACTAGCTGTTGCTGCAACGCCATCAACATGTACATTGTTGACCAGTATAAAGGTTGGTGTGCCTACTGCAGATGATGCTGCTAGTCCTGATACTGATATGTTGTTATTAGTAACAAGAGATATAGAGCCAAGTGCTGATGTGCTAGAAAATCCTGTTACCGATAAATTATTGTTAGTAGATAAACTTATTGTACCTAGAGCAGATGTTGCTGCTAATCCAGTGACAGATATATTGTTTACTGATGTTGTGGTTGCTGTGCCTAGTAAACTAGCAGCTAAAACGCTTGTTGGTGTTACGTTTGCTTCAGCTTGAATAACTACGCTTAAAGAACCTAGTGTTGCTGTAACGCCACCAACTGAAGCTATTGCTTGTGCATTTACTGCTGCAACGGGAGTTCCAGTTGTACCTGCACCCGGTGCCGTTGGCTCGACTGGTATTGAACCTTCGCCAAAAGCTAGTTGACCAAATGTGCCTCGACCCCAACCGTTCAGGAATTCAGACATTACTTAAGTTTGCTTTGCAAGTCTGCTATAGCTTGACTAATGGTTCCCCCATTTGCTCGCATTGTTGGTCTTCTAAATCCTCCACCTATGCCACCAATACTTATTGGTTTTTGTGGTGGTGTCATTTTAGGTTTTATTGGAAGTGGTCTTAAAACAGGTTTAGGTCCCGGTTTTATTGGAAGTGGTCTTAAAACAGGTTTAGGTCTTGGTATTTCATCTATGATTTTAGGCATTTGTCCGGGTATTGGGAATTGCTTAAACATATCAGTTCCCGGAACGCCAACTGAAAGAGAGCCTCCAACAGGAACGCCACCACCGCCATCTCCTATTCTTTCATAAGAAATAAAATCATCTCTAGGTGGCACCATTGGTGGTTTTGGTATAAAAGGAACTGGTTTTTCATTTGGCATACTAGCTATAAAGTCATCTCTGTCCATTGGACCATCGTCTATAAACAGTTGGTCTTGACCCATTTTATCTTGAATCATTTTTACCATATCAGGATTTCTAGGCATTGCTATGGGTGCAGTTAAAGGTATGTCAGTTATATTGATAGGCTCAGGTTCACGATTCGGTGGAGTAAAGGGAGGTGTAGGAGGAGGTGAGGGTGGAGGAGCATCCACTGGTGGTTGCTGTTGTGTAATTTGTGCTTGTAAATCAGCAATTTGTTGCTCTAAACTGCTTCTTTCGCCTGTAAATTGCTCTGCTTGTTGAGCTAATGCATCTTGTTGTGCTTGTGCTGATTCGGCTCTAATAATATCTTGTTGAGCTAATGCATCTTGCTTTTCAACCTCTAAAGACTGCATTTGACTGGATAAATTATCAATTTCACCCTGTAAACTACCTTTTACAGACTCTAATTCGCCTACTTTACCCTCTAAACTGCCCACCAAGGACTCTAATTCAGACCTTTGTACGCCAAAGTCTTGTTCTAAGGTGGTAACTATGCTCTCACGTTCTGCTAGTAAAGCATTTCTTTGTTCTTCAAGCTGTCTTGCTTGGTCTTCGGCAGCTTGTTGTCTAATAACATCTTGTTGAGCTAATGCATCTTCATAATCTTGTACTGCTTTGTCTCTTAACTGGGTTATTTCCTGCAGATTAGTCTGTACACCTTGCAATTGACCTGCTAAATCTTCTGCAGAAGTTCGAGATACATCCCTTTCCTGCATGATGTTCTGAATCTGTCTTTCTAGGTCTGCTCTTTTTTGTATTTCTGCTTCAGAAGTTTGAGCCATTTCTTCTTGTAATGCTTGTAATTCCTTAGACAAACCTTCAGCTCTTTCTCTGCCTTCGGCTTCTCTTTGATAGACTCTACCCATAAGTGGTGCAGTTGCATTTGCAAAGTCGCCTTCACTCATAATAGATGCTCTTGGCATTGACGCTGTTTGTGGGATTATAGATTGCCCGGGTGCTAGTGGCGATATGCCTGCTATACCCTGCTCCATAGCAGAATAGTCGTTGGGGTCAACTCCAAGATAGTCTTTTAAATAATCTACTGCCATTACATTTCTCGCCTGTTGCCATCAATGGGTCTATCCATTGAATTGCTTTTTGATACTTTACCACCCATGTACATTGAGGGCAAACCTTCCTTAAGTATCTTGTCTCGCATTTCGGGGGTGATTCTAATGATGTTGGCTTTTGCATTGTCTATTTCTACATCACTGTAAGTAATTGGAGAGTCAGCATAAAAAGTTCTTGGCTCACCAAAGGTATCTTCTAAATTTAAGCTTCCTCTTTCAAAATCACCACCATATTTTTTAGCTAGTTTTTCCATCATGTTTGGTATGGTCTTATCGTAAAAACGTGGGAAGAACTCAGCTTCTTGTTGGCTGTATCTAGCTACAACTGCAGGTGATGCAGAAACAGAAACGGCTGCCTTGCCCTCGCTAATTGCATCCATAATCATATTCTTAATAACCATTTCAGCATAATCATCGCCTTTAAATGGATAGTCGGGTGCTTTATTATTAATTTTTGTTATTTCAGAGGATATATCTCTATCTATGTTTCTAATGGACATTAAATCTTCAGATGTATTATCCATAGTATCAAAAAACTTTTCAGGGTCTATGGTGGTTTCATCTCTAAGGCTCCTAAGTTGTTTTTGCTTATCCTCTAAATTTATAATTTGTTTTTTTACGGTTACGGGAGTTTCACGAAAAGATAAATCAGCATCTAGTAGTTTTGCTAAAGCAGGGTTTGTCACATCTATATTTCTTGGGTCTGCCAGTGTGTCCAAGTCTAGGTTTGCTCTTTCTGACAAAACGTTGAGTTCTGCATCTCTAAGGGCTTTGTAAGCACTTTCAAAAATACGCCCTGTATTTTCCCGACCTTTACTAATAATCTTGGCATAAGTCATAATTGATGTTGTATTGGCATCGGGGTATTGTTGGTTAAATCGAGCCAAGTCCATTAAAAAAGTTTCTGTTGCATTGTCAATCAAAGCTGTAGATTCACTACTCAGTTTGTCAATTTTATTTATTTTTTTAGCATAATTTGGTTCGTTGACTAACTTCCTAAATTCCTTAAGAACTGTTTTCACTTCTTCAGGGGTGCCATTCATAACATCAATTTCTGAACTTGCTCTATACGAAAAGCCGTCCCTACTAATGCCATATTTATCTTTAGTAAATTTATCTAATTCACTTTCTCTTTTTGTTACATATTCTTCAAGTAATTGTATTTTGTTTGGAACTCCAAAATCTTCAATGGTTGCACTATCACCATAACGTGTTCGTAGGTGTTCTCTAAAAGTTTGTAAATCAGCATCGTTTTTAAATTCTATAGTGCCAAAATCCTCGGCACCTAGCTGACGAATAGCCAAGTCTTTGTCTAGGTAGTCATATTCTCCTTGATATTTCTTTAGTTCGGGGTGCTTTTCTGAAAGTGCTTTTATTTCTTCAAGCTCATCACGCATAGTTTTAATTACTTTTTGATGTAATCTGTAAGATTCTCTACTGCTTTGCTCAATTTGTTTTACAGTGTTTGCATCTTTTACTGGGTTCTTATAGCCGTATTGCAAACCTCTTTTGTGTAAGTCTGATTGTATCTCGTCAGCGTGTTTAGAAACTGTGCCATCTTCAAGCACCCTATCTCTGCCAAGCATGTGTGCAATTTGGTTATCATCATCAAAATGAGCTAGTCCGTCTATTGACTCATCTGCATTTTCGTATGTGTAAACTTTTTCTTCATAGTTTTTACCACCGGGCAGAGTACTATCTACATAGTTTTTATACCTTTGTTCCCCACCATACATGCCCATATCAATCATTTCTTCTTGTTCCATTATGTTTTGTAATCGTATTTCAGCCTCTGCTTGTGAATATGCTACATCTGAATAACCATAACGTGCTAAGTCTGCTCTTTCGCCGTTTATAAAGGTTTGATAACCAACGTCATCGTTACCAAAAGTAAAAGTGCCACTGGTGTCTCCAACCAAGCCTGTACCTTGAGGTTCTGTAAGTATGTATGGGTTGTATTTGTATAGACCATCGCCTAAATCTTCAAATAATGTGTCTCTGTCAATATCTAACTGTGCGAGACCTTCGTCAGTAATTTCATCATAGTCATAAATTTTTGGTGGGATGCCCTCTTCACTGTTGGTGCGTATCATTTTTGATGTTCTATAGGAATTATACAAATCAACAAGGTCATTGCCATAGGACTCGGTATCATCCTTAACTAAGTCCACCATTGACCTACTGTTTTTATATGAAGAATCTAGTGGGTCAAACTCAGGAGTAGTCGTTTCAAAATAAAAATCAGAACCGGGTTCGCCTATGTCTTTGTAAGAAGTAACATCAATAGTAATTTTACTATCGCCTGCGTGTTGAACAACATCAGATATTGTTGCGTTAGGGTTCTCTTCGATAAACCTATCTATCTTGAGAAAAGGTAACTCTTTGGGTTTTACGCCCTTACTAGGTGCGCCTTTAGAATTGAGCCAATCAGTAATTTGTTTGCCTTTAAGGTTTTTTGGTGCATTTCTAATTAAAGATTCAATGGTTGGTGATTTAATCCCACTAGAAGGGTCCAAGGCAAATCTGTTTACATCAGCTTCAAAAGCATCAGGTGGCAATCCACCGATTCCTCCACCGCCACCGCCGTCCATAGTTTTTTGATTCATTCTTCTAAGTGCCATCAAGCCTGCTTTAGGTATATTGGCTAATTCACCAATACCACCTGCTGCACCTAATGCTGATAATGGTGCTAGTACAGCACTCATTGGGTCTTCGGCTTTTACGGGTAATTTTTGGAATATGTTTTTAGTGGGGTTTAGTACATCCAGTGCAAACTCTTTTGGACTCTTTAGACCAAAACCTGCTTCGTCAGCAAAATAAGCAGTTTCATAACTTTCAATTGGTATGCCTGTGGGTGGGAATACATAAGTGCCAAGCTGTTCCATTATAGGTAATTGGGTAAAGCCTTCTTCGTAAGCTTTCTTGACATTACCTGCACCTAGCTCTTGGGTCATGGTTTGTCTAGCTGTATCGGCTGCTTGGGATTTTTGTCGCATAGCAACAAATTCTTCAAAAGAGGGTGGACTACCCATAACTGCCGGTGTATCAAAAACAGCTACAAGACTTCGGTATTCATCTTCAAGACTATTTCCAGTAGGACCACCGTTTGCGAAAAGATTTATATTATCAAGAGTTGGCATTTGAAATCATATCTACTAAAGCATCTATTTCTGCTTTAAGCTGTTTGCCGTATTCGTTAGCATTTTTCATAATCTTTTGGCTACCTTCAATGTCGGGTAAGTAACCATCACGAAGGGCGCTTTGCTCTACATCTTTAGCTCTTCTGTATCTTTCGCCTTGTTGCTTATAAAGCTTTCTAGCAAAATCAAGTTGTTCTTGTAATTCATCTGTATTTCTAAAGGCAGGTTTGCCAATTTTATCTGTAGCAATAAAGCCTCTAGCTAGAGCTTCATTTTCTTTAGTCATGGCTTGATTGTAAATACCCTTTGCAAATTCATCAAACTCTTTTTTGGTTTTAAAACCTTTGGAGCCGGGGGCTAAAAATTGGTCTAATTTATTAATTGCAAAGTCATGATTAATTCTTTCGGCTCCTACTGAGTATCTAAATTGTACAGGTATTTCTTTATAGCCTTCTTGCAAAGCCATAGCTAGTCTGTGATTGCCTTCAGATAAATGGGCATATCCAAGTGGTGTAATTTCTATATCAATAGGTCTGTTTAAATATCCTTTGCTTAAAATACTTTGCGTTAAACCTTCATACTGAGAGTCTTTAGTTATACCTGCACCTCTCACTTTAAAAAAATCAGCTCCTGAGCCACTCATGGTTAATTTGTCTGCAAGCTTTTTAGGGTCAACAAAAAAAGGTTTAGCCTCTGTGCCAATGAAAGTTGTTGGAGTCATTGATATATTTAAAGAGGTGGCTTCTGCTTTGTTGTAAAAACTTGTATCTGCATTGGGAAATACACCACGGCGACTTACATATTTTTGTCCACCCTTTTGACCCATTCCATAAGTCTTATCTCCAAACTGGTTGGCAAAATCCTCTAATCCCAATTTTACAGAACGTTTTTCTCTTATTTTGTTTATAAAATATGGGTCTCCCATGTAGTCAGCACCGGGACTGTCTATATAACTACCAACTTCTTCAATAATATTTGCACTTGCAGGTGATGTTTCTTTTGCTTTATCAATTAATGTTTGTTTACCTATTCTTGTTTTTGGGTCAAAGAAGCTAGAATTTTCAATAACCCTTTTTAATTTTGCGTTTATAGTTTTTGTTGACTCTTGTGCAGGTGTAAGACTTTTATCTTCATCAAAAACCTTATCCATAACTTTGTAAGACATAGGTAGTGAGGCTATACCCCTGCCTGCAGCTTTTGCTTTACCGGGTCCAAATGCCATTTCTGCTGTAAATCCACTAATGCCTTGACCTCTTGAGCCTAATGCATCAACGATAGAACGACCACTGGGGTTCATCATTTGATATAAAGGACCACCAAATGCTTCTCTTTTAGATATGCCACCTAGACCACCAATGGGTTCTATTTTGGAATAAGGTGTGTCACCCAAAAGCATCGATGGGTCAAAGCTTTCACTTAACCTCATCTGATTGAGTCTATTGATATCTGCTTCTGTCATTTGCATTACACAAATATATCACACACTTGCTCTGTCTTTAAGCTTTCTTAATGCAATTCTTGAAACTTTCCACGGTGGTATTTCTGTTTTATACAGAGATTTAATCTGTTTACTAATACTACGCCACGGTGTTTTTCTGCCACGAGCTTTATGTCTTTCAAGTGATTTATCAACATATTGAATAATTGCTTGCTGTTCGGGTATCTCTTTGAGGTATTTGTGTTTGCCTTCTTTGATTAATTCATAGCCAAAAGGTACGCCTCCACCTATATGTCTGCCTTGCTCAACACAAGCCATCTTTCCTTGATACAGCTTTCTAGCAGTTTCTTCTTTATCCCATTCAGCAAAGGTACCCATCATGTTTACAAACATGTTTACGTTGGGCGACTTAGAGGTGGTTATAGATTCAGCACCTCCTAGGATGTCGTGGGCAAACAAATGTATGTTCACCTCGCTAAAATCATCTCTGATATTGCAAAGCACGCTTAACCTACGAATAAGTCTGTCGAGCTTGGCAACTAATACCACATCGTTGGGTTCAAGATTACGCTTTAGCTCTTTGCCGTTTGGTCTTTTATCAAAGTCTAAAGTACCACTGACACCATCATCAACATAAAAACCGTCAGGTTCTTTGTCAAAAAGATACAACGACATCTTGGTAATGGTCTTTTTCTGCTCACCGAGTGAAGTACCGTGCTTGGCTTGTTCATCGGATGATACTCTGCAATAACCGTATATTGATTCGTATTCTAGTCTTTCCATTGCTCCCCCTTTTGTATCTTCTTAAGTATTTCAATCAATTCTTTCTGTGCTTCCTTGTTATCCATCTGTTTAAAAAGCTGCACTATCTCTAGTATTAAATTCGATGTAGTCATTATGTTCCCCTTCAGGCAATTTTATGTTCTGTTTGTTTAATTCTTCAATCAGTATTCTATTCAATCGTTTCATATCCTCAACAATATTTTTGTTCTCTTCGTTCTGTTCAGCCAAGAACAAAATCTTGTTCACTTTTTCACCTCCTTGGTGTCTTTGTCCTTTATATTTGATTTCTTAGGCTTTGAGAATATTCGCGAAAAATTTTTATCAAATGCCTCCTTGTCGTATGGTTTCTGCATAGAGCCTTTACCACCGTGCCACTTAGTCATTTGCTCTCCTTATATTCTTCCCTTAACTCAGGGAACTCACTGAGATAGCGAGTCAATGTATGCTTGTTGTCTGCGTTTTGTAACAAGATAGCCAAAGTTTCTTGCAGAGCCATAAGATTATCCATGTCGATATCTCTTTTAATCTCTGCAATAATTTCGTCAATTAGCTTATTCACTTCTTTCTCCTAGCAATTTATCTATACAATCATCCAATATTGGTTTTACAGCTTTGTAGGATTTTTCATTTTTTGCAATGCGACCG